TTATTGCGATTGATGAAGGATTCGGATGTGCTGATAGTGATCATCTATCCGCTATGTCTAATTTATTCTCGTTTTTGAAGAGTAACTTTGACTTTGTATGGATCGTAAGTCATTTGGACAGCATGAAAGACATGGTTGATAGTAGAATAGAAATTCGTAAAGAAAATGGGTTTAGTAAGGTTTCCTTTATTTAAAAAAAGTTATAAATATTGACATCTTCAAATTTTTGGGAATATTTATATTTAAGATTTTTTATAAAATTTGAAAGGAAATATATTATATGCCAATACAAGAAGGTGGAAGATTTAGTCCTGTTAACACCATTGTTAGCCCAGGAGTCTTTACAAGAGAAAATGATTTATCAGGCATTGTTCAAGGTGTAGCTGATATTGGAGCCGTAGTCGTTGCACCGTTCGCAAAAGGTCCAGGATTTAGCCCAACTTTGGTTACCAACACTGCCGATTTAGAAGAAAAGTTTGGTATTGCTGATGGAACTTATTATGGACCATATACCGCCAAAGAATATCTTAATGAAAAAGGATTTGTAACAGTATGTCGCGTAGGCGGATTGACTGGTTATGATCAAAGATACCCAATTGCAATTTATGCGGAATCTGGAAGTTATACTAGAAATGGTGACACTGCTGCTCTAGTCAGCGCATCATCTTTCTTTGTGCCATCTGGTTCATTAGCAAGTGGTTCTTCATTCGCGGGATTTACTTCATTAACTGCAGTAACTTCTTCTACAGGAGTTTATATAGAAGGAGTAATATTCACTGCAAATATTCCAAGTTCATCATTTATATTTTCATTTGGAAATACATCTGAAACTGCAACCGCTATAAATACAAACAGTGGAAGTAAACTTTTTGCCGGGTCAACTATAAGTATTCCGTCATATGGATATAATTATACTTCAGTCACAATGAGTTGGAATGGTTCTACAGCGATTCTCACAGGATCCGCACTTACAGCTGTAGAATTATTAAATTATGGTTTACAAAATTTTTCAGTTACCGGATCATTATCTGAAAAAATTGTTTACGGAACGGATAATCCATTTAATTCTGTTCAATTGAAATCCGCATCATTTTCTTCATATAAAGGAAGTTGCGTTGATCCTGTATTAAGATTGCAAGGATTAGTAACAGGATCATTTGGTAAGTTTACAGGCGCATTTATCTCTGCTGGATCATCAAGTGTAGATAGTTGTGGAACTTGGAATTCACAATCAAATGCAAATCAAATTTTGTTGGCAGTATTGTCAGATACAACAAATCATTCACCAGGAACCGATTTGCAATCACCTGGTTTCAGTGGTTCTAGTTTGAATTTGACTTCAATTTTGAATTCAAATAGTTCAAGTATTCAATCAGATTATTATTTAACTTTGAGTGGAAGCACTGCTGGTAGATACGGTATCTATGAATTCTCATTAGATAAATCAAACCAAAAATACATTACAAATGTATTCCAAAAATCAGCAAAAACTTCTGATTCATCTGTAAATGCTTATCTTTACAAATCATTTGAAGATTCTATGGCAAAGGTTGCGGCAAATCCGACAAAGTATGGAATTAAGATTGCAGTTCTTCCAAATTCTACAACATTTGGTGGCGGAAATCCATTGAATTTCACTGATACAAATTCATTGAATCCTGCTGAGGGTGATAGTCAATTTAGTTTAACGAATGCTTATACTCCATATGTAGTATCTCAAAAGATTGCTGCTGTGGATGGAACTACAACCAGACACGATTTGTTCAAGATTCATACGTTGACTGACGGAACAAATGCTAATAAGTTGTATAAGATTGAAATTAGCGATGTAAAGTTGGCAGGTTCAGTCCCAGGAAGTGATTGGGGATCTTTCACATTGTCAGTTCGTGATTATAATGATACTGACAAACGTCCTAAGTATTTTGAAACATTCACAAACTTAAGTTTGGATCCTGATAGCACAAACTTCATTGCACGTAGAATTGGTGATAGATATAACTTTATTACTTATTCCGGCAAAATCATTGAATATGGAATTTATTCTAATGTAAGTAAATATATTAGAATTGAAATGTCATCCGTTGAATATCCAGTGGCTGCAGTTCCATACGGATTCCAAGCATATTATACTCCACTTGCGGGTGATATTGCTAAAGTTACTCCAACAATGAAGTATAGTAATGCTTCGTTGTATGGACAAGCTTTAGGAAGATACGCTTCAGGTGTAGTATTTAATGATGTCCCTTCAACTGATACTGAACTTGTAGGATTATATCCAACCGTATCTACCGGAGTTCCAGTATATAATGACAACGCTCAATATTTTGCTCCAATTCCAAGTAATCCATCTGCTGGTGTAAATACAGCGTTTGCCCTTGATAATGTAATTGATGGATCAAATACAGGATCTTTCTTGAATGCAAGTTTGAGTGGAAGTATCCCTTCAACCAATCCTGATGATGCAAACGAAACTTCTTATGCTAAGATGCGTAAGTTTATTTTCGGATTCCAAGGTGGATTTGATGGTCAATCACCAGCAGTCAAGATAAACTTGGGAGGTGACATTGTTGCCGGTAATACACAAGGTTTGAATTGCACAAACATTACAAGTGCAGGTTCAGTTGCTTATAAACAAGCAATTGGTGCTCTTGGAAATGCCGATGAATTCGATATCAACTTGATTGTAACACCTGGTATTTTACATCAACAACACAGTTATGTTGCGGATTTGACAATCGATATGTGTGAATCCCGTGGTGATTGTTTCTATATCATGGATAACGTAGTATTCCCAAATAGTGGTCAATCTGTAGGATTGATTGATGCCGCTGTAAGTGATATATCTACAATTGATAGTAACTATGTGGCAACCTATTATCCTTGGGTTCGTATCTTGGATACAAATACCAACAAGATTGTAAGTGTCCCACCTTCTGTAGTATTACCTTCAGTATATGCTGCTAATGACAATGTTGCTGCTGAATGGTTTGCTCCAGCCGGTTTGAATCGTGGTGGTATCCCACAAGCAGTTCAAGTTCTTGATAGAACTACACACAGTGAACGTGATACACTTTATGAAGGTCGTGTAAATCCAATTGCAGCATTCCCTGGTCAAGGTATCTGTGTATGGGGTCAAAAGACACTTCAACAAAAGTCAAGTGCTCTTGATAGAGTCAATGTTCGTAGATTGTTGATTGCCTTGAAGAAATTCATCGCAAGCACAAGTAGATACTTGGTATTCGAACAAAACGTAGCTGCTACACGTAACCGTTTCTTGAGTATTGTCAACCCATACTTAGAATCTGTTCAACAACGTAGTGGATTGTATGCTTTCCAAGTTAAGATGGATGAAACCAATAATACCCCAGATATTATTGACCGTAACATCCTCTATGGACAAATCTACATTCAACCAACCAGAACCGCTGAATTCATCGTTCTTGATTTCAACGTGTTACCAACTGGTGCTCAATTCCCAGGAGCTTAATAATAATTAAAATAAAAACAGAACCCCCACAGTAAAATGTGGGGTTTTTTATTATTAAACATATTTATATAAGATGATTAGTCTAATTGATTTATTAAACGAAGCTAAAATTCCATCCAGTGAATCTGAGATGGATATGTATGCTCGCAAGTATAAAAAAACTATAGATTATCTTCGTGGTAAAAATAAAGTATTGTTATTGACTACTAGCAATAGATGGAGCGGTCATAAAGATGATAGTGCCAAAAGCACACAATTAGCATTTAAGATTCAAGAAATGTTAGGAAAAGAAAAAGTAACAGTTATTGATACGACAAAGTTAAATATTTTTCCATGTGAAGGTAATGTATCTTCTAAGTGGGGAAATCACTGTGGAACAAAAGATTCTGTGTTGAAGGATAAAGAAAAAAATCCAAGTGGATACCATCGTTGTTGGGCTAGTATTAATAATAAAAATGACGAATTATGGAAAGTAAGTAAAGATTTATTTGAAAGTGATTGTGTGGTATTTTTTGCAAGTATAAGATGGGGTCAAGCTAATGGTTATTATCAAAAATTAATAGAAAGACTAACTTGGATTGAAAATAGACATTCAAGTTTAGGAGAAAGTAATATTATAAAAAATATTGATTCTGGATTTATTGCAACTGGACAAAACTGGAATGGCAAGGATGTAACACAAACACAAAAAGATGTGCTTCAATTTTTTGGATTTAATACTCCGAACGAATTATTTTGGAATTGGCAATTCACCGATAATTCTCTTGACGAAACACAATCTTCATATAAGAAATCTGTCAAAATTTTCGACGAGACATTTTTAAAATAAATTATTTAATACTATATAAAATAGTTAATGTTATATGAAAAGAGCATCTGATAAAAGCAACTTATCTATTGTAAGAGATTATGTTGAAGGAAACCGTCCATTCATTCAATTGGGTTATGATTCCAATACAGAATTATTAAATAGAAAAGAAGGAGAAACGTGGAAGGATAGTCAAGGAATCACATGGACAAAAGAAGGCGGAGTGAAAAAACGTTTATCTACACTTGGTCAAATTAAAATTGAACAAAAATGTTCCATTTGTAATGCAAATATAAAATTTGGAAATTATCTTGACCAACGAGTATATGCTAGATGTGGTAAATGTTATGATTGTAGTATTGTTTTTGATAGTAGATTAAAATTATTGGGCAAATTTAACGATTATGCAAAATATTATGCATTTTCTAACGAATATTCTAAACTAAAAGATTTTAAAACTAAAATTTTGGAGAGCATAGAATATCTTGAAAATTACGATCCTGAATTAAAATATTTTAATGAAGATGGCACATATGAAGTTTGGACAGATAATACAGATAATAGAAATAAAGTATTAAATGATTTGAAAAAAGATATTATAGAAGTAGAAAGACAGATATCAGAGTGTGAAAAGGAAATGTCAAAAGTTGACTACGATCCGTCAATTGAGGAAAAAGCAAAACAATTGGCTTTAGAATTTATAAAAAATAGAGAAGATAGTAAATTTGATGTATGAGCGAAAAAACACTCAAAGAAATAATCAAAGAAGAGTATAAAAAGTGTTTAGTTGACCCAATGTATTTCATGAAGAAGTACGTAAAGATTCAACATCAAACTAGAGGCATTATTCCGTTCGAATTATATGAGTTTCAAGAAGAAACTCTTCAAGATTTCATTGATAATGATAGAAATATAGTATTAAAATCCCGTCAAATGGGTATTTCTACATTAGTTTCTGCTTATGCACTTTGGACAATGATATTTAATCCAGGTAAAAACGTTTTAATTTTATCTACGGTTCAAAATACATCAAAAGAAATTGTATCAAAAATAAGACTTGCAAATAATAGTCTTCCTAGTTGGTTAAAAGT